CATAAGACTATCAATTCCGTCATGATCGAGCGACGAGTCAAATGTCTCATCAAGAATGAGTAAATTCGTAGAGGCTGAATTCTTCATCCTAGCGATTTGTCGCCAGGTGAATAGAAGAGCCAGGTCAATACGTTGTTTCTCACCCTCGGAAAACGAAGAATAATTAAAAGTATCTCTGTGCCTTGACTTTATTGATTCATTAAAGTTCTCATCTAATTCAAATGAGACGAAGAAGTCAAGTATACTTAAATATTTATTAACCAAATTATTCATCACTGGGAGATACTCTTTTATGATCTTGGTTTTTATACCAGTATCTTTTAGCATTTCTCCTGCAGCATCATTATAGGTTTTTTCTTCTATGAGCCTTAATTTATCCTCAGCCCATGAATCTCTTTCTTCAATTAATTCTGATAATGTTTTATTAGCTTTGCCCAAATCACCATCTTTACCAATTAGTCCTTCAATATCTTTTTGCAGATTAGTGATTGATTTTTGCAATCTCTCAATGGTTACAGTATCTGAATGAATATCTTTTTGTTTAAGAGTTATTTGTTCTTGAATATCATTTAATTCATCAATCTTTAATCCAACTTCTGTTGCATCGGTAATTGCTGTGTCTATAGCTTCTTTTAATGTTTTGGCTTTTCCTTTTGCCGAAGTCATTTTTTCATTACGTAAATTATCATTAATGTCCTGCAGACATGTGGGACATTCACTATTTTCCTCATAAAACTTAGCGTCTTTTACAACATCTTTAATTTGTTGTTCAAATCTAAATTTGTATTGTGATAAAGATTGTTTCTTATCGTGTAGTATTTTAAGACCTTTATTATTTGATTCTTGATGCTCTACTACATAATCGTTATTTAATTTTATACAATCATTTAGAATTTCTATTTCAGATCTAGCACCATCAATCTCTGTTTGTTTTGAATCTATTTGCTCATCATTCATTTCAGTGATGTCTTTAATATATTTCTTTTGAACACCAATCTTTTCTTTTGTCAAATCAAATTTATAACCTACATCAACCATTTCATCTTTTAAGACGCTATTTCTCTCTTTTAAGATTTGGTTCATCTTTGTAAAAATTTGAATATCCAATAAATCTTCGATAACTGTTCTTCTATGATATGATGCTAATTGCATAAATGGAATAAATGAACTTGATCCCAATACTACTATTTGGTGAAAAGATTTATGATTCAGTTTTAAAATGTTTTGTTCTAAAAATTTCTGATAGTCTCTTGATGCTGAGGCCTGATTAATCATATTGCCATTTTGCCAGATTTCAAACTTATTTGGTTTAATAGCTCTAACAATTTTAAATGAATGAGAACCTATTTCAAATTCAACTTCAACAACACATCCTTTATTGTTAATGCTGTTAACCATCTGTATTTTATTGATATTCCTATGGGGTTTACCGAATAAAGCAAAGGACACCGCATCAAGAAGCGTTGATTTACCAGAACCATTGTCACCAACTATTAATGTACTCGGAGATTTATCAATTTGAACTTGTGTAAATTTATCGCCTGTTGAAAGGAAGTTTTTCCAACGTACGTATTTAAACTTTATCATGCAATTTCCTTATCTTGTGCTTCAACGTAAAGACTTCTCATAGTTGTTTTCATTCGATCTTTATTTAAATCAGTATCTACAGCTTCAATATATGAATCTAATAATTCAGTTGTATCTTCAACACTTATACTATCATCTAAAACATTAGAACCAATAAACTCATCAAAGGTTTCTGCTATTTTCAATTCATGTATTTTAATCTGTTGAACGTTATCAATAAACTTATCAAACATGAAAGGATCAGATTTATTGACTACTACTATTTTTACGAATTGGTTTTCAAGTTTGGCAAGATCATAATTAGTATAATCTTGTTTAGTATCGTCATAGAATATTTTTTGGAATATTGTTAAAGGATTTCTTATTGGAGTAAGTTCCCTTGTTTCAGTATTAATAACATGGAAATGCTTAGGATCACCAGCATCTGCCCATGTAAATTCCATTTGTGATCCAAGGTAGAATATATTATCCTTATTAGATTTAGTATGGAAATGACCTGACATCACCATTTCAAATCTTTTAAATAAATCTGCAGACATTCCGTGAGGACTTGAAATTCCTCTCATCATATCAAACCCACTTAATTCAAGGTGAGCTCCTATCCAATCACATTTTACTTGCTCAAGCCAAGCTAAATTCTTTTCTGAATTTTCGGCATTTAACCATGGAAGACAACCAATCTTTAATCCGTCATAATCCATAACAGTAGGTTCCATTAGAATATTGACATTGCTAGTGAAATATCCTAGCAATTCTTTTAAGGAACAAAGATTATTAGTATTTTTATAATAGACATCATGATTCCCAGGAATAATATCCATAGTTATTCCCATATCACGCATAGGTTCTAAAAAATATTTTCTATTATCGTTAAGTGCTTTAAAATTGACAAATTTACGGTGGTCGTAAAAATCACCCAAATGTAATATTTGAGTTATGTTATTTTCCTTCATATATGGAAAAAATATTTCTGTAAAAAATTTCTCTTGGTATTTTAAAAATATGTCTGAGCTATTTCTGACACCACAATGGGTATCATTCAAGACTGCTAATTTCATTTACATTCCCATAAATAATTCCACACCAGCTTTTGCTTTAGGTGGTTTCTTTTTCTTTTCTTCTTTTGCAAAATCAGAAATGACTCTATCATTACTACGAACTACTTCAATTCTTTCACGTAATTGATCAACAAATGATCTTGTTACAGATGCATCGTTTGCTGAATTAACTCTATCATAATGAACAAAATCTTCAATTCCAGCTTTTTCAATAAATTTAAATTTAATATCCTGTTGCTTTTTCTCTTTGGCCAATCGTCTTAAAAAAGCATAATAGCAGATTTGTGTAAAATACGCAAATGCATTTGGATTGCCTGTTCTAGTACTTGCCTCAATATTATAATTTGTAATTGCTTTAAGGCAGTTCTCTACAGCATCCATAACCATTTCTTCTCTATAAGTATATCGTATAAAATTGGCTTTATGTGATAAACCTTGAGCTATTTTCAAAAAACAAGAAGCTATATAGTTTGTAACGTTAGGAATTTCCTTACCTTTACTCTGTGCCTCATTAACTGTTTTTACGTATTCTACCACAGCTAGTGAAAACTCTTTATTGTTCACGTAATGTGGTTTTTGTTTTTTCATATTACTTCCTTTCAATAACTATATTCTACCATATTTTTGACGAAATGTACATACGTTTTTTTGCATTTATTTTCCGTTTACTGCAGATTAACGGTGTACAAACCGTTGTTTTTGTGGTATAATTAATAGAGGTTTTTGGAGGGAGGAGGATACCCTAATGATATGTTGGTCCCTTGCCGTTTTTAGGCAACAAGTTAATCTCTTCTTTAAGATCTTCAACACGTTTCTCTAATTCTTTTTCTATATCAATATTTTCTAAAAACTGCATATTTGATTCTTTTGATATATCTAAACATATTTGTATATACCGCTCTTTTACTGCATCCGCACACTCTGAATGAGATACTATTTGACTAGGATTTACTACACACTCATCTTTCTTTGAAAATGGATGCCATTTAGAAAAAAAGAAACTGCCCATTCCCATCCGATGTATTTGTAATGGTCTTTCTAATGTTAATAAACTTTCCTTTTCATTTTTTACATCTGTTACATAAGAAATAACTTCATCACCAGACACTAATTTAAAATGTCTAATATTAATATCGTGATATGTTTTATCTTTATCTGTCATATGTTTAACTCGTGAATATTATATTTAAATCTTTCTTTAGAATATATTTTAATTCTTTCAGCTGCATGATTTAATGTAAAGTTTTTGTTTTTTCTCCAATGTAAATCATCAGCTAAATCATATAATATTGTAGGTCTACCGTCATCGCTTTTTCTTAATCCTCGACCTATACTCTGCAATATTCTTATCTGACTCTTTGAAGGAGATGCAAATATAATATTATGCAGATTCCTAATATTTATACCAGTAGAAAACACTCCCATGCTAGCAACAATAATCGCATTCTTTTCTTTTTCCGTAATATTTCTAACTTCTTCACGTGTATCTACTCCTGTTTCGCCTGATACATAGAATACTTTTCTATTTTTTCCAGCTTTTTCTGATATCATAGAATGAAGTGGTTTACCATGTTTATCTACAAACTGAAATAGTATTAACGTATTCCCATTTTGATCTAATGCCAAATTTGTGATAAACTTATTTCTAGGTTGATAACCTACAATAAAGTCTACCTCTTCATGATATTTTGCACCATTCATTAATTTGCACAATTCATCACTATACTTCATCAATAGAACATTAATATCTAATTCGGCTAAATCGCCTTTATCCATTAATTCTTTTGTTGATGTAACTCTTAATATTTTACCAAATAAACCTTCTAAAACTAAACGATGTGTTTGTGTTCCATCTAAAGTTCCAGTAGTTCCAAATCTATATTCAGATTCTCTCATTTTTCCTAATATAGTCGTAAGTGATTTTGCTTTAAAATTATGTGCTTCATCTCCAAATACACATCCAAATTGCTCAAACCAACTACCAGGCATTTTGTATATTGATTGCCAAGTACTAATAACTATATCATGATCAGCTGTTTTAGATTTACCTGCATATATTCTATGCATACACGAATCTTCAAATCCTATATCATGTTTTGAATAATCAGCAAAATCTGAATACATTTGTTCTACTAGCGATGTTGTAGGAACTATAATTAATACCTTTTTATTGAATTCTTCTATATACCATCTAACAACACAATATATTATTAGTGATTTACCTGATGCGGTTGGAGATAATAAAAGTGCTTGTTTATTATTAAGGCAATGACTTATTGCTTGAAGTTGATAATCTCTTATTTTTATAGGTCTATTTTTTACTGTTAAATTATATGAATCTAAAAAATCTAAAGGAACATTTTGCTGTTCGTTTGGATAACCATATTGAGAATCTTCTAATTCTATTTTATAGTTTCTACCTTCTTCAGCTGCTAATTTTTCAACATAATGATATAAACCAGAATATAACTCTTTAGTGTGAATATTAAAAAGACGTATTTTTCCATCCCAAACTTTATTCCTATATGATGGCATAAACTTATACCCAGGAACGTAGAACGTAAAATAATCACTTATTTCATTTAGTATAGAAGGTTCAGCATCTATACTAATAAAAGCGTGATTCTTCTTTTTAATTTTAAGCATCAGACACCTGAAGTGAATTTACGCCATTCAATCATATTCTTGATTGTTTGGTGTCTCCACTTTATATTTTCTAGTATTTCTTTAAAGGTTTCTACTTGTGTTTTGTATAATTCTATTTTGGCTTGAGCTTCTTGAATATGCGGATCTGCATTATAATAATAATCCATCTCTCCTTTTAAAACTTTTAATCCGTTTAAAGCGTCATATTCCCAACCCAATTCATCTATTTTTTCTTTTGGCAATTTGCCATTATACCAAAGCCATTTATCTCTTAATAGTACTTTAAAGTCAAGTTCTAGTTTTGCAACAAATAACTTAGCGTGTGAATGTAGTTCTAAATATTTTGAATGAAGTTTGGCCGCATCTCTTGATGCATTATCAAGATTCATCTCATCTAACTGAGAGTCACGTTTCCACATTTCATGTATTTCATCTAGCGTCATAATATAGTCCTCAATGTAATATTATTATATATTACTTTTTAAATTTATAGTAAGAATATTGGAATGTTACAGCTGCAGTAAGATATTCTACATCTGTTGTTGCGGTAGTAAATGGAAGTGAACTAATGTTTGTTGGATATGCATCAATAAATGTTATTTCTTGTGCCACATTATTATGACTTGTAAGAATCTGTAATGTTATATCTCTAGTCTTTCGGTCATTATAAGTTGTCTGTCCAATTTTTCTATCGTGCTCAGTAACTAATCCAACAATCCAATCATGAATTTCTTTATAGTTTATCATATCTTCATCTACAAGAAACGTTACTTCAAGCGGTGCATACTCTAATTTATCCGGCATGGTTGTGATGTTTCTTTGCTTATATGCTAATGGCGCACCTTGTGTAGATACATCTGGTAATGCAGCCATCTGTACAAAATACTGTGCATTTTTATACTTCATATTATCGATTAAAAGTTTAAATCCTGATGGATTTACAAATGTTGTTTCACCTTGTACTGGCGCAACATAAGTATCTGTAAAATTAATCTGTGTTTGGTACGGCATATTTAATCCTTATTAATCGTAGACATAGGTATTATTTCCGTCATCATCGTCATCATCTTTCTTAAATCTCCATTTAAGAATAGTCCACTGTTTTTTTAACCATTTCTTTATTCTATTTATATACTTCATTCCAGTACTCTTTCATTCTTTCAAAAATAAATAACTGCCCTAATCCATTAGGATGAGAATCAACCTGTAGGCTAACCTTTTTATTTCCTTGTTGAAATTTGTTTATACCAGCCCAAGCTATTCCATTCTCATCAACTTGCCAAGTCTCTTTAATTTGACGACCACCTATTATAAGATCTTTGTATTTCACTGCACATTTATTCATTAAATCTGGATTCCAAATATACTCACCACCAAGCTTATCCCAATACGGAAAGCCTGCTAATCTTTTATCATTTTCTAACGCTCTGTAAGTATGATTCAATTCTGTAGTTTCATATATAGTATCATATAACATAGAAAAATAGCTACGTGGTTCCAAAGTCATACCATATTTTTCAAGAAGACTCCAAGGTCCTAAAACTTGGCATATCATTATTTTTGCTTTAATATTTTCAGCCAATTGTATAGCATTAAACATATGTGCAAAAGTTGAACGAAGACAAGCTTTAAGTACTTTTTGCCAATGATGAGTTACAATATTTTGAAAACCTTGATATTGGTGTTGTTGCCAGTTTTGAACTACAGGTGGAACTATATGTTCAAATCCACACGAATAAGGATAAGCAAATCTATCCCATTGTGAAGCTGCTATTATTATTGCTTCTATATCTTCGCCGTGTTCGGCTATTGCGTTAGATAATTGAAAAATGTGTTCATCCCATCCGCTACCACCTACAGCATAATTAACCAAATCTAAATTTAAATAATCAGCCATATGATGATCCCAAAATAAAAAATCTACAGGCACTTTATCTACACCTGCTCTGTATGTATGTTCCGAAAAACTACAGCCAAGGCTAATAAGTTTTGACCCCATATTTCTTACTCCAATTTTCAGCGTCTTGCCAAGTATTTATTATTGGTTCGCCTTTTACGTTTAATGATGTGTTAAGTAGCATAGGGCATCTACTCATCTTCCACCATTCTTCTAAAATAGGCCTTAATATAGACCTACATGTTTTTTTCACTACCTGCACGCGCGCAGACCCGTCCACATGCGTGCACGAGGTTAAATCATGTTTTGCTTTTGCGATGTACTGCATGTACTCGTTCATTGGTCCTTCAAAATATTCATCAGCAAATTCTTCTAGAATGGCCGGTGCGAACGGACGGAACTTCTGTCTATTCTTGATCTTATTGACCGTGTCTTTAATATCTCTACGGGGATCAGCAAGAAGACTCCTATTGCCAAGGGAACGAGGACCAAACTCAGCACGACCGTGAGCCACGCCCACAATAGAATGCCTAAAAAGATGGCCAGCAATTTCTTTAGGCGAAACATCAACATCGATATTATATCCAAGATACGTATCCTTCCATTTAATTGGTTTATTTAAATATGCTGCTGCCGCACCCAAACTAGCACCTGCGTCGCCTGGATTTGGCATTATCCATATATTATCAAATAGATATGTTATTTTGCTATTAGCTACACAATTAAGTGCAACACCTCCTCCATAACATAAATTTTTAGAATATTGACTAGCTTTCTGCATTATTTGAATTATTTTATTTTCAATCAACCATTGAGCAGAAGCAGCAATATCTTCATTTCGAGCATTAGGCAATATATTACCACAACCCTTATGTAAATTTGTTTCAAGTAAATATTCTAAATCATATATAGGCTCACCAAAAGCAGCCATTCCCATTGTTATATATTCATCTTCTTGCGGCTTTAACCCTATTCTTTTTGTTATTGCTGAATAGAATAAACCTAATGAATATGGATATTTACGAGACCAGACTTTTTTCTTTTTATACCAGATTGAACATGTGTCCCATTCACCTATTGCATCAATTACTACACAAACAGGCTCTTCTGCAAAAGGTCTTGTATAATATGAACCTGCAGCATGAGACCAATGATGATGAAATGATTTAGTTCTCCATTCATTCCATTTCATTTTTTGGCTAGAGTATAATCTTCTAGAATTTTTTAAAATAGGTTTTTCATAAAAAACAATTTTACCCTGATTTTCTGGCATATCAGGATGTAAATTTTTATCGTTCTTTATACGGCTATAACGTTCAGCATGACCTGCATAGATGATATTACCATTCAAATCAATTATCGTTTTAGCTGCATCATGAAACCCATAAGACAAACCGGTGATCATACATCTATTTATAGGCAAAAAAAAGGGAGGCCGAAGCCTCCCCTAGTTTGGATTATAACTTACCCTTATGAAAGGATATTAGTTATTTTAGTGATTCTGTAATACTGGTTAGTTCTTACAGCACCAACTGTTCCGTCCACTGCCACGTATGGGTTAGCAATCATTCCATATCGAGTTTTGAAACCGATTTTTGGTTGAAATGAATTTTCCCCTACTGCTCGTACCATAGTTAGAGGTACGTATGGGCAATAGAAAAGACCTGCGTCATAAGGATTAGGTCCTTTGTATCCTACTGTGCAATAGTCAGTATTTGCATAAGGATCTAAATAAACTTTCATTCCACCTGAAAGAGTACCGGCAAAAGTGTTGCCTGTATCATCAACTGAAAGTCCAGCATTTCCTGCGATTGCAGGTGCGTAGTCTAACATTCCAGAAGCTGAAAGGGCAGCCGCAACATCAGAAGAACACATTAAGAAGTTTCCTTTACCTCTTCGTGTTTCTTTTGCAATTACGTTAGCTTCTCTCATTAACTGAACTAGAAGACCTTTGTATTTTTCAACTGACCATCTACCATCAGAGTCAGCATTCACATCAAATGTACCATCTGTTGTGATGTCTGTTTGTACAGACCCTTGCTTAGCTCTAGAGTTGATAGTTCTAACAACTTCCCTGTTGATTTCCGCTAGGATTTCTGCAGAGAGGATATTAGCTAATTCAGACTCAGCGTCCAATCCGTGGATTGCTTTTAAGTCTTGTGCCAATTCCATTGTGTATTCAGCTTTAAGTGCTCTT